TATGATATTAACATCCGCACGCGCAACGCTCCGTGCAAAATTCTTTAGCCTTCAAATATTTGTCAGTTGCTCCAGTGGTATTTCCAAGTGTAGCATCGTAAGTAGCTGACTGCAGCAGGAGGAATATTTTCTCCGCTAGTTTCAAGTCTTCTTTGCACTGATCGCACTTGCATGTGCAATTGATTGCGTCATGTACCAATTTGGCAATGCAGCAATCGATATCTGCAGTGACTACAGAGACTTGAGTTTTTGTTTCCCCTGATGGGGAAGTGATCGTTGACTTCACAACACCCTTAGCATCTATCTTTAGACCAGCAGTAATCTTACCTCCTTTGGTTCGCTTAGTGGTTACACTACTCGTGCCGGTGATGAGGTTCTCTACCTTCACTGTATAACGTGTGTTCTTCTTTAGCCCCCTCTCGGTGACTAGAACCTTTTTGCCTGAAAATAAACCTCTTAGTGCCATGATTGAAATATTAAGGGGGGTGCCCAATTGCACCCCCATTAATTTATAGATTGGTTATTACCACACAAACGTAGCGTCAGTGCCACCTGTGTAACCAAATATTACATCAAACTCATTTGATGAAGTAGTACCAGGAGCCGCTCCATCGTTGGAGTAGTAGATGACTGCTTGATTTCTACCGCCTGCAGGAGCAATACCTGAACCGTTAGGCCAGTTAGGAAGTTCGTACTCGATCACAATCTTGTCATACAAGTGACCGTTAGTCACGTAAGTATCCATAGTTTGTGGGAAGTACATTCTGTTGAAATTACCCTGACGGCTTCTGCAACGCAACTCATCACTAAACACCTGCCAGTCGTTACCAGAACCTGCAGCGAATGCACTCTTAACAAGATAGCCTGATTCTGTAGCAGTAACAGAGTCTCCATCAGTGATGTTGTTGTAGATGAACTCTACAGTAACGTTTGCAAAACGAGTCTCGATCTTAAGACCAGAACCAGCGTTATCCGTAGGCTTAAGGAGATCCTTAAGGATGGGGTGCGCATTGATCTTAGTCAGGAGGTCGTCATACAACCCGAGCTCATCATCTGCTCCTGCAGTTTCTGCGAGTCTATCCGCAGGCTGAGAGGTGATGTTAAACGCTTTGTGATGAGTGTTGTTGTGGATTGCTATTGGGCAAACCTTTCCACCACCGGTAATATCATTGATTGCATTACCTGAGTCCGCGAAGTCTCCGTAGGCAGTAGGTGCTGCTCTCACAATAACCTTCAATTGAATTTCGTCACCAGTGATAGCACTGGCACCAATATCCAGAGTAGTAAACTCTGCTGCAGTTACAACATGAGCTTTGTAGTCAATACGCTTTACATATGACTTATTAATGATTGGCGAAGCAATAAAGTTTCCAGTTACAGCTCTTTGAACAATTTGAAAATCTCGTACTGTCCAGAGAGGAGACACCAAAGTGAGGTCTCCTGCACTACTATCTGCAGAAGATGCTGCAATAACTCCATCATAAAGTGCTGCTGCTGTGTAACCTGCAGTAGCATCAAGCTTCCAAATACCGACATCGTCAGCAGCTGCGCCTGAGCTATTAAAGGTTGTACCGCTGAGTGCGGTGTGGGCATTCGCTATGAATACCTGGCTTAAATTAGATCCCATTGTTTCTATTAATTAAGGGATTAAACATTATTCGCTCTCCAGGACTTCCCCAGATTGCGTCTGATACCTTGGTGACTCGAAAGACTCCAAGATGCTTTTCACTGTCATTTCCACGAGCTCGTGATGAGTGTGCTCTGCCAGCTCACATCCTACCCTTGCAGTTAAGTCTACATTGATAGGCTTGCGTAAATACTTTATAGTTATACCCAGAGGTATACTTTTGTTGTTAGAGTACAAATCTACAAAATTCTCTTGAATTGTGTACATTATGTTCGAAGGTTTTGCAGTGTTAAATGGATCATCTAACAATGCAAAGATGTCATCATGCTGTACTGACTTGCATAATGTCCTACGAAACCTTGCAAATCTGTTATTTCTAATATCGGGTGCTCGTGTTTCCTTCAGGGAGGTGTAAGGAGCTTCTAATATAATGCCCTCTTCACCAGATCCGTCGGCTGCTAGTTCTACAAGAGGGTAATCATAAGTAACTACTGCGTAAGCTCCGTTATATTCGGCCCCGGCCCCGGCTGTTGTAGCGGTGTGTACCAATGCTTCGGGTGGTGTGCCCTCTGTTACTACAACAAACGGGTACTTTAAGTAGAATTCGTTGGAATCTGCTACAGGGGAGTCAGATATCTCCATATCAGAGAACATATCCCCCAATCCGTCCTGAAACGATAGGCTAGGAGTAAATCCGTCGCTGTAATACATGGGATTTAGCAATTCTTCCATGTTATTGCGAAGACCGTTGGTAGAAAACACTGTTTCTAGCACCCCTTCTACGTTTGGTACCTCAATTTTACGTATCACCTGGCCGGGAATACCCGTACCTGTACGTATCCTTAGAAATTTATCCTCAGTATTCACCACTTTAAAGGATACTGGTATATGGCACCCGTCTACAATGTCACTTTTGACATTAATCAGGTACATGTAGTCTATAGGCAACTTGAATCGCTCTACAAAGATCTGTCCTGCTACTGGAGACGTGTATACTGTCCCAAAGAAACTGCCTTTCCCTCTAGATTCTCCCTCTGAGATCCGTTCGAAGGGAACGTGGTAGTCTTCAAGTAGGTTCCGCAAGTCGTCCATCCGTTTTTGCGACTGCTCAAAGCCTCTTCCCTTTCTATTGGACGCGGGGCTATAGCGCTGGTTGATAAACCTACGAATTGCCATGTTTATCTCATGGTCAATCTCTTGAGGTAAGAGATTATCAACCTGGAAAGATGCAAGTTTTTGCACTCCCAGGTTGATAGCTATATGCATCTCTTGTATTGTCACGCTAGTGATTTCAATTGAGCTCTCATTGCATTTACTGCACCGGAGTTCTTTTTGTTTTTAAAGTAAACTATGGTATCAGTTATATTCTCGCCGATAGTCTCATCTCCATAAATATACTGATTTCCTATCTTACGTAGTACATCTTTGCTAGCTAATTCTTCTATCTCTGCTCGTAGATCAAGATCTTTGTCTATTACGACCTTCAAGAACTTTGCAGGGTTAGCTGTCTTAGCTTCGTAGAGAGTATTTTCTACTTCTATATTCGACAAGGTGTTGGGATTAGTACCCCTGTTGAGAACTCTAAGAACTCTCTTCATCTTTCCTACATCTGTAGACACTTTGATAAACTCCTTATCAGCTTCTTTCTGAACTTTAACTTTTGCGTTCTTCTTCAAAAGGTCTCTCTGTGGATCGTAGATATAGAACTTCTTTTGTGCATCTCGCTGCATTTCCTCCTTGGACTCTGCTACTTGTCGGTGCTTTTTGCACCACTGGTAAGTAACGTAGTCCATGGTATTCATTGGGTGACCTGAATCGTCTGTAGTAATGTCAAGCTCTTTTCCCTCAAAGGGTATTTTAAGCCTCATACTTGCCCAAAAATCCTTTTCCTGTCGTGGCCATTGTTCATGCCCAGGAGGCACATCCAATATTTCACCTAACAGTCTGTGAGCTTCTTCTCCTTCTACTCCTTTCAGTGGCTGACGACCAACGTAGATGGAACCGATGCTAATCTTTGCCCCAGCTCGGATCTCTTTGGGGAGATGGCCGAGGACTTCTTTGCGTCTGATTATGACTTTTTTCATGTTCTTTTTTTAGTTTAAGAATAACTCCATATTTGTAGGGGTTTTGCAAATTGGGGAGAGCTGACATTTCAGCTCCCCCCTTCTGCAAACCAAACACCAAATTACGATGCAGTGCAGGTCAAGTCGAGCGAAGTATCGAATCTGCGGAGCAGGATACCAGCTGTCTTCAACATGTGCACAGAAGCACCGTCTATATCACTTGCACGAGTGTCGGTTTCGCTGAAGCCCTTAGGCACAACAGAACCAGCAACACACCAGCGCAACATTTCACGACCCTTCTTATTGATCATCTGGAGGTTGTTTTCTCCATCATAAGATGACTGATCAACGAAGGTCATTCTGTAAGACTCCAATGGGAGACCTGTCTCAGGGTGCTTCTTAGAAGCTTGAGCAACAGGCCCATGGTCAAACAATGGGACCTTGACCACGTTCACTGTATGACCATCAATGTGATCGTACGAAGTGAAGTAACCAGTGATTCCCAAGCTACGACCGCTGCCAGTGATGAACTTAGACTCAGTAGTCTGGAGGTAGTTAGATTGCCCACCACCTGCAGTTGCACCACCGTAGTAGTTACGCAGAGCCTTATCGAACTCACGTGCACCACCAATACCTGTGAACAATGTCACCTGCTTGTCAGTAGCGTCGGTCATTCCGTAGAACAAGTCACCAATAGTATCCTCAATCTTCTTCTGCGTGAGAGTAGAGTAAGTGTCCTTGTTGATGATCTGCTCGAACAAACCAGGACCAGAGATCACAGGTTGTCCGTTCTCGTCCAACATTGTAGACTTGCCATTGTTATCGTGCGTCTTCTGACCATACCAGTAGTACATCTCACACTCTTCCTTAAACTTGAGCATGTGGCGGTACTCCTCGTAGTCCATCCACAATTTCGTAGATGAGCCTTCCTTCAGGGGGAGAGTAAACTCAGCAACGTAATCTTTAGCATTACCAGAGAAGTGGTAAGACTTACGTACGGTACCGATCTTAGATCTCACCAATCCGGGCGCGCTCCAGTTAGAAGCGTTTCCACGTGAGAAGTCGATTCCAACGTTAGCATACAACTGTCCCCAGAGTGCGCCTACTGCCACGTCGGCAGCAACAAGACCTGCGCTGTTATCTGGTGAAACCATTTGAAGTGTGTATTCGTAACCACTTCCAACAGCTTTAGGTTCTTGCATGATTCTTGCCAACTCTCCTGTTTGAGAAACTAGAGTGTATGGGAAGATGAACCACTTATCTGGGAAAGTGAGAGTGAACATAGCGCCCCCGGCGCCACTTCCTACGTTTGCAACAACTGGTCGGACGTTTACTTCATGAGTTTTAACACGGTACTCGTACTCGAATCTATCGATCGATCTCGTGTTTCCAACCCCCTCAGACAAGAAAGAAAGCGGGAACTTCTTCTCTTCGCGTCCGGCCAAGTGCGTAATGATGGGTGAAAGCTCTTCGGGCTTCTCCATCAGGGCATTGACCAACGAATTAGTGTCGGTCATCTGCGAGTCGTTATAGTACGACTTAAGTACTTGCATCAAAGCCATGATTGTTTATTTAAAAGTTTTTGCTTGTTTAAAAAAGCGCGTTTATGTCCAGTTGATCTGGATCAAATGTTTTTTGTCTACGCTGAGCCTTACGTGCACTCTTCACTCGCTCTTCGTTTGCCTGGATACGACCTCTAAGGTTGTTTACACTCTTGCTGCGAGCTTTCGTATCTATAATGTCTGCGAGGTTAAATCCGCTGTACATCAGGTAATCTATAGCGAGCTTGATGTCCATGTCGGCATCAGCGTAGTCCATATCTCTTTGTGTTGTGCCTTGTTCATCCACTGGGGCAGAGATGTAATCAAAGAAGTTCTGCTTGTCTGAGTCAGGTATTGTAATACCTGCAAACTCGTTTCCTTCATCAATGGCTCCTGCCACCCCTTCCCAAAATTCCTGCTGCTCTTCTTCAGCTTCCTGTTGTGCTTGGAGCTGGTCTTGGTGAAGAGCCTTTCTCTGCTCCTCTTGCATATTAGACAATTGCTCTTGTGCAAGAAGTGCTTTGTTGTAGAGCTTACCGCCCTCTTCAAAGTCATTGAGCATCTCCATGATGAACTCATCTTGGTGACCCATAGCCTTGTAGTACTCGCCCAACATTGCTCGTTGCAGTGTTGTGTCTTGTTCAGCAAGCTGGATGCGACTGTAGTCAGATCCAGGGTTGTTGGCTGCGTAAAACTCCTGAGGGTCTCCGCCTGCGAGCACGTATTCAAGGTGAGCCTGAACTTCAGGGAACTCTTGGAATAGATCCTGTATCTGGTTCTCTGCCACTTCCTCAGACATATCTCTGACAAAGTTTGTGAGCCCCTCTACAGTATCGGCATATTCAGTTTCTAATTCAAATCCGAGAATGTTGGAGATTTTATCCGCGATAGGAAGATCTTCATCTTCATCATCGTACTCTTCGGTCTGGTCTTCACCTTCGTCCTCAACAGTACGTTGATCATCTTCGTCATCATATTCTTCGTCAACAAAGTCCTCTTGGTCTTCGTCTCCGCGTTCTCGTGGGTTTTCATCAAGGATTTCCTCCTCAACTTCCTCAACGTTTTGAGGTACCTCTTCTACGGGCGTTTCCAGCCCTGGAGCGCCGTCACCGATGACATCGTCAAAGGAAATAGCGCTAAAGTCTAGTTTGTCGTTTGGTTGCATGCTGCAAATTTATTTAAAGTGTGTTGGTTTAATTCTGTAAAATTATCTTTTACATCTGCTATTACTATATATCACTTGCGCTTTTTGCGCTTCTTTCGTCTATCTACCATTCCTCCTCTTCTACGTGGTGACCTGAGCGACTTAAGTCCAGACTCGTAAGCTTTCATATCTTCAAAAGATATGTAGCCTGGAGCGTTTTTATCTAATTTAATTGCTTGGGGTCCTCGTGATGCTCCTGCTCTAGATATCAAAGGTTCAGAGCTGCCGGGGAGTGAAATGTTTAGCCTTCCTTGATCAGGGTATACATCAAAGCTTTGTCGTATTCTTATAGGCTTCCCGCCCAGCGTTTTAAATACCTCAGCATTGAAGAGTTTATCTTTTGCCCGTTTTGGGAGTTTGTTTATTGCTCTTTTGGCTGCGTCAGGAAGAAATCTGTCTATCATTGGAGAAGCTGTTCCCAGTTGAAATGGTTGGAGATCCCAGTCATCAACCATATCTACTCTCATTCCCTTATTCATTGGTGTTGTCTCCATTCTGTATCCACCCATCACACCATATAGGTCATCAGCGTATCCTACAGATACACCTTTATTTCCTTTAAGACCTGCTTTACCAGCTGCCATGAACTCTCCGTATGGTACCTTAGGTCCATACTTCCATTCGTCTGAGAGAGGTGCTGTCCATTTTCCTCGCGCAATCAAATCTTTCTTTACGGCGTTAGGTATATGAACGTCTCCCACATTAGACGCTGCAAAGTCAAGTTGGTGAGGGTCTCTTAGCTTAACCTCTCGCCCGCTGACTCCGGAAGGTTTGTATGAACCATACCGTTGGTCTTTTCCAAGACTTAGCCGAACTGCATCAACTCTGTTTTCAATTTGATTTCGTACACTTTTTGGTATTTTATCATACGGCACAATCTTATTGTACTTATTGTACCTGCCCTTGTGTGCCCGCGCTATGTTTTCTACTTGTTTCTTCTTGCTGAATACACTTTGCAAAGTTTCTTTTGGGCTCAGAGACTTTGTACCGTACCCAAAAGGAACTTTAGAGTAGGTCAGACCAAACCTAGCGGGAGCTCTAAACAGTCCTAGGGCACCTTTTCCTAGTACAGCTGCACCTGCAGGATCAAATGCTATATCTGCTGCTACTGCTTTAGCCCCAGTTAGGTCTAATGTTGTAGACGGGGAGTAGTTGTCTTGTTTTATCCCGCGTGCCTGATCTGTGTACGCAAATGGGTTTTTGTTGACTGTGTTGCCTGAGGCAACATTTAACAGCGCTCCAGTAGTTACTCTGCCAGGCCACGCCATAACGTCTGTAGCTACGTTCATCATATTCTTACCCGCATCCGATACATCTTTGGTAACTCCGGTCTCGTACTCCTCGCGTTTGCTCTTGTCTATCTTGGAGTAATCTCCCACAATACCTGCCCCGGTTCTCTTGAGCACAGCATCTACAGAGTCCAGTCCTGTATTGTTGCTAGAGCTTATCTCTGCAGTAGGCAACATTACTGGTATTTGAGTACCATCCGCAAACGTAGGTATTCTAGTGCCTTCTCTTTTGTCCTTGTCTAGACCGGAACTTTTTGAGAAAGTCAATGCTACGCTAGGCTTCTCTTCTTCATCATCTTCTAGCTCACCACCTTTCTTATACTGCGCTGGTGATTCTATGATGTCACCTCTATATGGTCCTGTAGGTAATTCACTAATGCCGGGGGGCACATTCTTATATGACTCAACCAGATGTCCCTGCTTATCTACTTTCTCTATGTTGATAGGCGTCTTCATGCCCATCGTATTGAATGGGGTATTAGGAGGCACGTCTGGGAAGACCATAGTCTGATTATACTCCCCGGCTTCGTGGTAGGGTCTTAGCCCTTCTTTCTGTTCTTCTTGTGTCTCAGCAACCAGCGGTTGTTCTGGTTGTTCTTGTCTGTGCTCCGCCAAAAGATCTATACCCTGCTCGTAAGCTTTGTATACGTCAAGAATAGAGCCCTCCATGTCGGATGCCCTAAACTCGTTAAGTAGTCTTCTGCGGTCAGCGTTTGTCATTCTCCGTCCGGTGTGAGATCACCCTCTTTGTTCAATGCCTGCTGCTTAAGGTCTAGCTCTCTTTGTTTGAGCTCGAAGTTCTGCTGCATCTTGGCCATGTCAATGTTCAACTTATCTTGCGAGTCAGTTGCTTCTGCTTTGATTAGAGCTATCTCTATCTGGAGCTGTCTGTCTTTCTCGGCATCGATGGCATCTTGCTGAATCTTCATTTGTTGAGTCTTCTGCTGTTCTGCCTGAGCTTGCTGCTGAACTTGTTGTTGTTGCTGTTCAAGCTCTTTCTGAGCCTTCTCAGCGCGTTGTATCTTGTCTTTGATACCTGCGTAGTTCTCAGTGTCGAATAGATCAAGCACGGCGCTCGCAGGCACCCCATTTTGGATCATAGACTGAGACAACATCTTAGCTTGTTCGAGCTTGTCCTGATCTCTTCCAGCGTCTGACACGAATATGCCGTATTCAGTTTCCATGTGCTGCATAGAATCGATGTCAATCATCTCTGTGGTCATATCCGGCATGATGTACATACCCTTCTTACCACTAAGCCACGCTTCTTTGGAGTAATCAATTAGCCCCTGCAGCTCACGTTGCTCAAATCGTGAGAACTTCCGGAAGATGTCCTCTGTGATGTGAGATGACTGTACGATAGCCTGCTGCGATGTAGCTTTGCCCTCGTATGGTCCTATACCACCTTGGCGTTGTCTATTGACTCCTGATATCTTCTCCCACTCCTGCATGATAGACTCAAGCAAGCCGAGGTACTGGTCAATGGTCTTGATGGACATGTCTAGCACCGACTGGTGCTGTGGTGATAGCTGTATGCCCTCCTTGTTGTAGTCAACCCACGCAATACCTGTACCCTCTACGAAGTACATGAACTTATCCATGTCCCACTTCTTGGGTATCATATTGATGTCAAACTGCGCTATGATGTCTTTTGATCTTGCGATCGCCAACTCCATTCGATATTTGAAGATGTTGTAGTTGAGCTGGAATGGGATACCCAATGATACGATTGAGATGTTGTCAGCGTTGATGTCTGAGTACTTTCGTCCATTTACCGGTAGTTTGCATAGTGAGGGGTTGTCCAACGATGTTCGCTGGTTAGACACAGGGTTCATCTTGAGGTAGAAGCTTCCGTCAATACGGGTACCCTCCCAAACCTCATTGATCCACTCGTACTTTACTTTTGCTCCTTGCTCCTTCAGCTCGGGTGGTATCTTAAATCCATCCTCTACCTGCATCTCCTCTATTGTACCCGTATTCTTGTCTTTGTAAGACAGGAAGCCAATGCGCTTGCGTGACTTCCAGTATACGGTAACAACCTCAACCAGTCTGTTTCTAAATATATTGTCGTCTGACCCAGTAGCTTCTGCTCTGTACAGCAGATAGGACTCAGTAGATTGCTGCTTTGGGTTTTCCAACTGCAGTACCTGCTCAGGAGTCATGTACGGGCTAAACATATCTACAGCGCTAGATGCGTGCACAAACTTTCTTACAATAGCCCAGTCCCCATCTTCTACAAACTCTATGTCCGGGTCTTTGTCAAAGTCGATGTCTAGTGGGTTGAGGATCTCGTAGAAGGGCTCCGATGCGCGTACGCCCTTGTGCGAGTAGACCTCACCTGTTACGAGATAGTGGAAGAAGCCTTTTTGAAACTTGTCGTATATCTCCTCTTTCTGCATGATGTAGTTCAGTGCAGACTGTCCCTTGGTTGCCCTATTGTCTACATAGGTGCGCTCGAATTGCTCTAGAAGCTCTTCTGGTAGCGGTACCTCTTGGGGATCTACTCCTAGGTCTGGATTACGTGCCAGCTCATTAAGAAACATCTTCTGGACCTGAGTAAACAGTGCCTGCTTTTTGGCCTCTTCCTTTCTCGTTACAGAGTCTGCGTTGGTTACAATGACGCTGTAGTTAAGCGGTCTCTTAGACTTTTCCCCAAGCAGCAAGTCAATGATAGGCTTGATGATGGGGTAGTTCCGCATCTTGGATGGGAAGTTCTGTCTAGTCTTACCGTACGGCTTCAGTACGTACTTGTAGTCCTCCTCGTCGATGTTGCCGTTGTAGTATTCGTACAAGGATTTGAGTCTGGAGCGTCGTTCTGACATCCCAAACTTCGACATGTCTATGTATGCTTCAACGCACTCTTCTGCCCACTTTCTGGTCTTCTTTGACCTTGGGATGCGTTGTTGCGGTATTTTATGGGTACCGTACATCTAGTTAAAATTACTTATAAATACGGTCAAACCAGTCGTCCGTAGATCTATCGTTTACAATTTCCACTACCTCTCTATTATATAACTCTCGCGTGTGGTACATGCCCACCATAAAAGCCATAACCCTATCGAAGTTTCCCTTGTGGTTAAATTTAATCAACTCCTGCAAAAGAGCGGGATCGTATATCTTATGCAGGTTAAGCGTCACGTTACCCTCGTCATCTGTATTTCGAGGAGCAGTTAGCCAGTCCCTAATATACAACTCTCCCTGCCTTTTTCGTTGCTCAGTCATATGCATTCCGTACTGACGTCTTACATTTCTGGATCTGAGTTCTCTTTTATCCAGCATCTCAAACTCTTCCTGTAGCTTATGAAGCTTCCTATGTCTTTTGGCGAAAGCAATAAGCTCTCCACGGTCGTTCTCGAACCCGATCTTTGCGTTGTAGTACTCAGCGAGCATAAATAGATTGCGGTTGTACTCATCCTGTGTTTGTGGTCTCCCGACATAGCTTGCTACAATTATATCATCCGGCTTGGATAGATTGTTAGGTCTCTTAATTACGTATGCTGCCCCCAGCGACTCATTGGTAGTGGACTTAGACTGTGCGTAGGGGTCATGGCATATAAGATACAAATTGTGTGGAACCTCCTCCTCCTTAGTCAGGAACGGGGATTGGTATACTACTACTGCGCCTTCAGTCTTGTCCCCTTTTCTGTGCGGGAACTTATAAACCGCATGTACATCCCCGGATGGGCGGAAGGCTGCTTTCCCTTTTGTATCGTAGTACATGATTCCTTCTGTGCCCTCTGACTCAAGTCCGTGTGCTTTTATTTTGTTGTACTGCTCCTTCAGGGATGTTACATCAAATAGGTTTGCTGTGACCTGCAGTGTTGCTTCTTGTGGTGTAAACGGATGCTCCGCCGTGTACTGGTCTAGGGCCTTTGGATCGTTTGCTCCCTTTTTCTTTTCTCTCTGCTGCTCTTCGTGTTTCTTTGCATCCGCTATCTGCGAGTTACCATTGTCATCTATAAACCCATCTAGGTTTTGGTAGATTGGGACAAAGTAACCACAGGTAGTTCCCATAGCTCCTGCATCCCAGTCGTTGTCAAACGCCATGCAGTCGTAGGACTCGGGGTGATAGAACAACTCCTCCATCCCATCAAAGCCACTGCCTTCCTCACCACCTGTACCGAATGCTATCATAGTGCCCAGTGTTTTGGAGCCCTGACGCATTGTAGGCATAGCTACCTCCCAAGCCTTAAGTAGACCTCCAAATGAGCCTGCCTCCTCGAAGAAAATGAGATCACCTGCTTTACCACGAACCTTGTCTGGGTTGTCTTTTAGAGATACCCCAATGATCTGTGATTTCATCCCGAGCTCTACGTCTGCCCCGTTTACATTCTTCTTGTACCCTGACTGCTTGTGCATCTCACGGTCTCGTAGGCGAGGCTGTGTCCATGCTGTGTTGTCGTCGATGAATGACAAGAAGTCCCAGGCCTTAGACAATAGCCCGTCCCCTATGAGATATTCTTTCTGTGAGGCGAATACGTAGTTCTTGCTATTGCGCATCAGGAAGTAGTTCCGTGCCAGCATAGCTCCTGCTTTGTAGGAAAAGCCCTTACGCCTAGCCTTTAGTACAACTAGGTGCTTGTTTGTTTTTCTTGCTTCGCCTACCGCAGTGAAGTACTCGTGGTCTCCGTCGTAGAAGGCAGGAAATGTTCTTTCTCTTCGTGCGATCTTGGTACCGTCGGCCATGATATCGTCCACTACCCGGTCGATTGGGCAGAAGTTGAGATAGAAATAGTGATAGCCCGTTAATCCCTCGTATCCTTCTAAGCATCTTGTCTTTTGTTCGTCCCAGTAATCGTAATACTCTTTTGTTGCAGGTATAGCATCGGTATAGAAACCAAAGTCCAGGTAATGCTGTGCAGCAGGTGAGTACTTTACCGAGTTCTTAAACATTCCATGAGTCTTTGAAGTATGTGTGCAAGACTGCCTTTACTCCCTCTGCTTCCTGTACGAACAGTGAATCATCTATGAATAGGTCTATATTGTCTTTAAAGTACTCAGCCTGAGCGTTTAAGATAAGTGCCTTTTCTCGGTTCATGTTGGACCTCACATAAATGATTTTTATGTTGTGGTCTACAGCGTCCTTTAACTCCTTATCTGCGTACTTCTCTGCAATATTAGGGTTGTTAAATATTGAGTTAGGATGCAATATGCATACGTCGTAGTGGGAATGTGCCATCTCCACAACCCGCAGTTTATTGTTGCATACAGTTAGATCAGTGTGCTGTTGTATAAACTGCTTCACCAATTTCCTGTGCTTTGGGTGGTACCCCGTTATTATAAACTTCTGCGGTCTCAACATTAACTAGAGTATTTGTTTGTTACAACTCCCCCTCTATTGGGGTTATCCTTCTGTTCGTGTTTCTTAACTATGGCCTCCAACTCGTCAAGTCCTGTAACGACTTTGCCCATGTTGGCTAGGTTCCCAATGAGGTCCTTAGCGTGGTAGATTGGCTTGCCGTGGTCATCCAACACGTTTAGGTTTACAGTAGCAAAGTATCTCTCGAGTTTAGTTATCGAGTTACGTGCAGATTTAAGAAGCTTTATAGCAGAAGTTTCTGATAGTTCCTTATACTTGTCAATTGCTCCCTTCACTTTGGGGGTAAACTTAACCTTAAGATCTTGACTAATTCTAGCCATTTTCTCTTCTTCTTCGTACACAGCGTAGGGGGAGCGGTGGTCCGTGTAGAAGTATACGGCGCCCAGTTCGCTGGATTTCAAACCCTTGAATTCATTAATGGTCAGTGCGTACGCGCTTGGGACAACTACGTTGTTACTAACCGTTATTAAATCCCTCACGACTCAGGCTGAAGGTTGATTACACAAGCGTCTGCGAGATCTGGTGCGGTTGCATCTGTATTTGTTGAGTGCCCAACCAAGAATCGGTTGTAGGTCTCCCCAAACGCAGCAGACTTGAAGAATCCATTGCCGTCGTCAACTGCATCCGCTACTTTGAATACAATGTCTTTCGCTGTATACACCTTTTGCCAGAAATACAATATTGATCCGTATATAACATCACGATTGTTAAACCGTAGCCTGACAAAGTCTGCACCGTCATTTGTATTGTCATAGGCATACTTAGTCATCCCATCGTTCTTCATAGAATGGAACCAGAACTCTACGTAGTAGTTAGTAGAGAAGTCATTCTTGATTCCTTTCAGATCCGATAATGGGTAGTATACTTCTCTACCAGAGCTGTCTCTGAAGTATAGCAATTTTGTTGGAGTGATATTATTTGACATTGTTCAGATGTTTTAGTCGCCCGGGTAAGACGTGAAATTTACCAAGATAGGGCAATCTTACTGCCTCGAATCTACCAGCTTTCAATATTGAGGCAGTGTACTTAAACTGGTAGTATACTGCTTCTTCAACTTTCTTTATGGGTAAGCTGTATTTAGTCGCTAGACGTTGTAGAATTACCTTTTCGCTCATTGCTTCTTCTCTTTTTACGGTCCGCTATGATTTTCTCCAGTCTGTCGTTTTTCTTCTCCTTCAGTGTGACTGTCTTTCCTTTCTGGCCTACAATCTGTTTTACCCACCTACCGTCGGGGCAGCTAGACGTAGCCCATTTTGCTTTGTGTTCTACTAGACATCCACACTTGCCGCATCTCATAACGTCACTTCTTAGAAACTCGCAATCGTTGCATGTAGCAAGTCTTGCTTCGTACGCTTCTTCGTCAACGTTGGGAGCACCTTCTTTTGCGTAGTTCTTTACCTCCTTAGCAAAATTCGTGATCATATCTAACATCGATAATTTCTTCTGGCTCATCGTATAAGTTTATCAGGTTTTGTATTACTATGGTTCCTCTTGTTCCTGAGCTATTATATATCACGGATATGGCCCAAGGATCTTCTATGAATACACTAGTTACTGGGGACCCTATCATCTTTTATGGTTATAGTTGCACCTTTGTTGGAGCTTAGAAGTCCTGATAATCTATATCCGTCTTTTGTTTTGGTGATCGCACCTTTATCCTTAAGACGCTTTACATAGTTGTTCAGGGTATTTGGATCTTTGATTCCCAGCTCTGTTGCTACCTTCTTCTTGTTCTCAGACGAACACAGGTTTACGGTGTCCCCTAGGTCAATGAAGTTGGACAGAACCTGCATCTCTTTGTCAGTAAGCTCCAGTATGCCGTTAAAGACCTGCAGAAACTGGTATGTGGTCTTTACCTCTATGTTGATGTTTCTACTCATCTCTCATTACTATTTTGGCTCTACCGTCTTCCACGTTTATGCGGCTTGTAGCGGACTGTTTGTTGAACTCGTCTACGAATTCTGAGATGTTTTCTCGTGTAACGAGAAACGATAGGAATACTTCTATCTCTCTAGCCGCCCGGTGAAGCAGTTGTTTTTTGTTCTCGGCCTCTTCGTGAGCGTTTCTTAGCTCATCGAAGGTTTTGATCGATATGCTTACGCTGCCCTCCATCAATCTGGGATGATTCCACAGATCATGAACTCGTTAACCATTACATACTCCTTCTCCTCTATGGTTATAATCAACCCTTCTGAGGTTGGGTGCACCATAACAGTGTCGCCCTCCTTGACCAACTGGCATTGTGGTCCGGTAGCAACTACTTTAAGTATGTTTGTTTTTAGGGAGTTCTCAGCGCCCCCCGTGAGCAGGATACCTGCTTCTGTTTTGTTTCTCCTTTGTGTGGGGAGGACCACCCAATCTCGTGTTGGAAGGAAGTTAATCTTAGACATAATGTTTGATTTATGTCAAAGATATAAAACTTCAGCTTATATAACCAAATGCTTTACAAAATATCTTCAAACTTCTGGCTTACTTTAAAGCTCGGGCATGCTTTTGAGGCATATTCGTTGTGCCCATGGAGTGTTAAGTCCTTATCCCACACCATGCGCAGTGAGAAGATCAATTCACGCATAGCTTCTTCTTGGCAGTCTAGCATAGTGTCTTTTGGATTCATGTCTTCGTCTGCTCCACCAACGTAGCATATACCGATGGAGTCTTTGTTGTGCCCCTTAACGTGAGCACCTGTTACATCTAAAGGCCTGCCACTCTCTATCTCACCGTTAAGTTTGATAACGTAGTGATAGCCAATATCTGACCAGCCGTTTCCGTTAACGTGCCAGTCCTTAATAGTAGCTGCGTCTATGTCTCTACCCTCTGGCGTTGCCGAGCAGTGGATGATGATGCGATTAATGTCTCTCATGGATACAAGTATTCCCCCTTGGTTTTTAATGTTTCGCTACCGGATTTCCACTCGCCGTGTTTAGCCTATGTGGGGGCATTTCTTTCAGCCTATAGCCTTGTTCCCACCCGAGTTTTATACCGATGCACTTTTTGAAACTACCGGGGACAACGTTCACTACCTATGGTGGTAGCTACTATAACCCGATGTCTAGGCC